TTTCAAGTACTCTGCAGTCAAACTGTTCCTTTGCCTCTAGATAACTCATAGCGCCTCTGCTTTGACATAGATACAAAATCTCTCTTGTAAAATTTTCTGGTCCTAGTTTTTCAACATCGGCGAGCAAATGATCTGAGGAACCCCAGTAATCTCGCCAATCGCTTTCTACTTTGCTTCTTCTTTTGTTTTTCTTGCCTTTGAGTGGTGGGCGTGTTTTCTTAAACTTGGCTAGTTTCTTGCCTATATACTTTTTATTATTGGTCTTATTGGTTATTAGATATACAAATCCTTCGCAATCTTCCGGTAATTCGTCTATATTTTCACCCTGATAAGTCCATAGCATATGGATACTTACCCTAGCCTATTCTTCTGGTGCCTTATTCTTGGAATTATGCTTATTGTGTACTTCATCCATACGTTGTTTAGCTAAAGATCTTATTTCACGTAGCCATTTGCGAGTTTCTCTGTGTGTTCGCACTGAATTTCTTGCTTCAAACGCTTCATTTGCCTTGAAATATGCCATATATGCCTTTGTTAGCTTATCATGTATATCATCATTCATTCTTTGCTATCTCTATCATGCGTTCTACTAAACTGCCAAATCCTACCTGTCTCTGCATGGTCAAAAGATTTCTTATTCCCAAGCCTTCAAAACTTTCCAATGTCAGCTGTGCTATAGCACTACGGTGTTCACCATTTAATAGATCAACTAAAACTTTTGCTGTCCCTTTTGTTATCCAAGCATCTGCGTCATGTTTGTAAGACATTGTTCCATCTTTATTAACTTTTCCTACTACCCACAGATTACTAGCACAACCTCTGATTTTATTTTCGTCTATTTTATCCTTATCTTCCAACGGCGGAACTTCTCTAGCAATGTCAATAAGATATTGTAATCTATCATGTCCTTCTAAAGGAGCCATTTCTTCACCACGATTTTTAATCTTATCTAATATCATCTTTCATTAAATATTTCCACGTCATTTTCATAAGAAGTAAATCCATTTTCTTTTATCACTTTAAGTACATGCGTTACACGACCAACTAATTCATCCTTATGCGAGATAAGATAAACGTTTTTACTGCGTTCTCTTCCCATCTTTTTAAGTATTGCTAAACTATTTTCAACTCCTGAAGTATCCATACCTGAATCAACAAGCTCATCAATGAACAGTAGATTAATATTTTGATACAAGCTCTCCCAAACATCTCTGAAAGCAAAACTCATACCAAGAATCAACCTATTACGCTCACCTCTGGAAAGATTGTCAAAATCAAGATCTTGACCTAACTGTGTGATCTCAACACTCAAATCGTTCATAAACACAACTTGATGTGGCAATCCTAGTTTGTCAAGATAATGTGTGAGCCTGTTGTTCAGATATGCCAAGTTTTGATCAATAATCTTTTTACGTATAAAACTATCTTTGTTTGTTAACAGTTTTAATAAGAACTCTTGATGTTCTTTTAGATCATTGAGTGCGTTGATTGTGGTCCAATCAACTTCTTGGATTCCTGTTTTAGTTAAATCATCAATTTGCTCCTGATAAGGATCTGTTTCTGATTGACTATTCTCTAATGCTTGTTTAAGTTGTGCTACATTTTGCTTATGATCATAAACTTCTTTGATAGTTTCATAAAAAGTATCAGGCCGACCATTTATATCACCTATCTCAGTAAGTTCTTTGTTTGCTTCAGATAGCTTATCTGTTATTTCTTTTTGATACGCAACAGCATCTTCAAGCTCTTTGGCTTTTTTGCTTTCAATTTCTTTTACTTTATCTTCCTGTAGCTCTTGTCCACAAGCATAACACACAGCATTATCAAGTTCTTCAATATCCTTTTTTACTTTGTCTACTGAATTGTTTGCTCTTAACAATGTAGAATCTAGTGTTGCTGTTTCTTTTTTCAGTGTATTAATTCTTGTGTTTAATTCTTCCCAGTTTTTAAGTTTTTCATGTTTTTCCAATTCACCATCAACGTCAAGATGTTCTAGTTCACTTATACCTCTTTGTAATTTTTCAAGATTTGTCTTTTTATTTGTTTCCCAAGCACTTTGTTTTATCTTTAGGCTGTCTATGGTTTCTTTTATTCTTTCGTTGCTTTGTTGCTTGGCATTTATGTTTGCGTTTTCTTCTGTAATACTATCTCTAGTTTGTTTTATTTTTTCTTTTAGACTTTCTGCTTTTTCAGAAAGTATTGTTATACCAAGTAGCTGTTCAATAATATCCTTTTGGTCATTTACTTTCATGCTTAAGAACGGTTCTGTGTATGTGTTTAAGGCAAGTATGTGCTTAAACATGTTATGACTCATTCCTAATAGTTCATTTATTGTTTCTTGTGTTTTACGGCTGTCTCCTTGACTTTCATCAGTCATTTCTTGTTCTTGATCGTTCACAAAAAACTTTAAAAGATTAGGACCACGTCCTCTTTCTACTTTATAATCTGTACCGTCTTTCTCAAAAGTTAAAGTAACCAACATTCCTTTGTTGTTGGTTTTGTTTATTAAATTATTTCTTTTGATATTTGTCAATGCTATACCATACAAAGCATAGCTTAATGCGTTTATTATTGTTGTTTTACCAGTTCCATTACGTGAACCCATATCATCGCCACCTTGATCAAGATTTTCACCAAGTACCAGCGTTAATTGTTGTTTGTCAAAGTCAACGGCTTGGGTTTGATTACCCACACTCATAAAATTTTTTACTGTAAGGCTTTTAATTTTTATCATAGTTCGTCATATATCCTCAACAGCGTGTTTTTGTCATATTGTTCAGTGTCAATTGCTGTAATCTCCTTCGTTACAATTTGATCTACACTTTCAAATGTGCTAATATCAATGTCAGTATGAATTTCTTCATCCTTCTGACTTGGAATAAGTGTTATTTCTCTACAATCATAATCGTTTACAAATGTTTCTTTTATAAAACTAGCTTCTTCGTAAGATATGGGAAGATCCAATGTAACTCTTAGATACATTTTACTTTTTAATAATTTGTCTTTTTCGTCTAGCAGTTTAGATAGTTTTAAAGTTCTATACTTTGGACAATCATCCCAGTCTATATATACCGGTTCTTTATTGTTTTCTTTATCAAGAATCATCATGCCACGCTTATCATCCCATGCGTCTGCGTAGTTGTGTGGAAAAGCGTTTCCTAAATAATGTATTTTTCCTTGTACCTGTCTTTTATGAAAGTGTCCTGAAAATACATAGTCCTGATGTTTAAAGTGTTCAGCTTTTAATTCACCTGTATCGGGCATCTGTACCATGGCATTCATATAGAAGTTAGGAAGTTCAAAATGACCAAACATGTATTTGGCCTTTATCTTTGATATCTGTTTCCATTCTTCACCTACTAACCAAGGAACAAGAACAACATCATCTTCTTGTAATATTTCATCTACGTATGTTATACCAGGAATGTGTTTACCAAACTCTAAAGAATAGATATCACGCTTGTCCTTATAATAAAGATCATGGTTACCAGCAAAGAAATAAAACTTTTCAAATGCCTTGCCTAGCTTTTCTAAACATCTTGTTGTAGTATCAAGTGTCTGTACGTTTATAGTATTACGATTGTGATGCCAATCTCCGCAAAATATACCAGTTTCGCAACCATTTTCTTTTGCTTTTTGGATAAACCAATCTACAAATTCTTCACAATCTTGTAAATGAACTTTACTGTTAGACTTCAATCCAAGATGGATATCAGTAAAAACCGCCGCTTTTTTAAACAAAATACAATCCTTCCTCTAGCATTATAGTAGAAAACTAAAAGTTTGTCAATCAGTTTTTTGAGTTTTTTGGTTAGCTAAATTATGATCACGTTGTTGACGCTCCCATTCTCCTTTAGCTTGTCTTGTGTAGCTAGGATTCATATGATTCATTTCTAAAATGTCATCTCTAATATTTTGATTACGTTTTTCAATATTAATAACTCTTACAAATGAATTAGTCACTGCCGCAGTATAATAAGCAAAAGGATTATTAGATTTGGATTCGTCAAACTGTAATCCAATCTGAGATAATTGGAGTATTGCCTGTCCACGCATCTCATCATTGTATGTGTATCCTCTAACATTTCCTCTTGTGGCATATCTATCACATAGTTTCATCCACATTAAAGCAAGTTTATTTGTAACCTTGCCGCCGTCTTTGGTAAAATTACCGTTCTCCATTCCTCCTTCCCAATGACTCTTACCAACACAAATTAGTTCTCCTGCATCATTGTATTTGTAATGTTGAAACGGAGGAAAATTTACCTTTGTTTTTGTATCTGCTATTGTTTTTGGATTTTTCTTACGTCCAGGCTCTTCTGGAATATGATCATACATCATAATCCTAAATACTACGTCTGTTTTTTCTATTTTTCTATAATCAATAGCAAATTCTGCTAATTTTACTCTTTTACCACTTTCTTTTGCCTTTTCAAATGCTTTTTGCTGTAATTTTTTTGCCTTGTTCCTTTTTGCTTCTGCTACTGTGCGGACATTTATTTTAGACACACTAGGTAATATTATATCAAAGTCAGCATAATCGCTGTCCGTAAAGCTACAAAACGAAGATTTTGACTTGTGAATCTCTGCTAATATGTCTTTGTTGTTTAAATAATTAATTCTTTTCATTGGTTCTCCAAGGTTCATACCACATTATAATATACTCTGTTAATTTTGTCAACTAAATAATAGTAAGGAGATAACCAAATGCCATCATACTTTAAAGACGGAAAAATAAGCAAGGACGGAAAGAGTTTAGCCGTCGATAAAAGCAAAACAGCCTTTGCTAGTGAAGGACAAAACACAGCTTCAGCTGAAGCTCCAAGTTGGGTAACCGAATCACCGTTATACCAATCTATGAAAGGTATGGCCCAAGACATATACGACGGCGTAACAGAAGGTGGTGACAATCTTGTTGGCGATGTTCGATCTAAGTTTTTGAAAGGTGGCGATCCTGAATTAGGCACTTCACCTACACAGGCATATTGGGGACAATCAACCGTTGAGGATAGAGATTGGCGTGTAAAATTAAGTTTACCTAAAAAGTTTGCCGAATCAGAAATAATGAAGCCTTTGGTTAACACGGGAGGAATGATGTTTCCTTATACTCCTACTATTATATTGAGTCACTCTGCAAATTATAATCAAGTGGCTCCTATACATAATAATTATCCTTTTTTTGCTTATCAGAATTCACAAGTGGATCAGTTGGTGATTACTGGACAGTTTTATAGCCAGAACGGTTTAGAAGCCAGTTATTGGGTAGCTTGTCTACATTATTTAAGAACAGTCACAAAAATGCAACATGGAGCAGATAATGACGGTAGAGGTAATCCTCCTCCAGTTGTTGAGCTCAGTGGTTATGGTGATTACGTATTCAACAGAGTACCTTGTGTTATTGTAAACTTTACAGTTGACATGCCTAATGAGGTTGACTATATAGCAACAGGTTTTAACCCTATTGATTTTTCAGACGCTGGAGCATCTATTGCTGAACAGAAAGCAGGTATGTCAGTAGGTTGGGCACCTTCTGAATCACAGTTTACAGTTACAGTACAACCAATCTACAGTAGAATGAAAGTATCCAAGTTTAATTATGGTAAGTTTGTAAATGGAGATACCTTAGGTAAAGGATATATTTAATGACAAGTCCTTATAAAGATACAGAATTTAAAATTGATGGCACGTTAGACTTGTTATCAATTAGACCTATTCCCGCTTTTGTGGATGATAAACTTTATACCATTGAACCTCAATATAATCATAGACCAGATCTATTAGCTTATGATTACTATGGTAATAAAGATTTATGGTGGATATTTGGACAAAGGAATATGGACATAATTGAAGATTTCATTTATGATATATCAACCGGTACTTCCATTTATTTGCCAAATCCTTCTAAAGTAAAAGACGTACTGGAGTAAAAAGTGTCTGAACAACCATATACCTATGCTGACATAGTAGTAGGGACAAAAAAATTCATAAAGCCAGAAGAAAAAAATACTACAGGCGACGATACCCAATCTACAGATACTGAGGAAAAAACAAAAAAGAAAGATACAGTATCTAAAACTGACAGCAACAATGTCAAGAAATCAACAACAGGAAGTAAATCACAATCTGCTACAGTAGGCGATGCTTCGGAAGGTGCCCCTGAGTTTATTCCGAACGGATACGATACATCAATATACAGTGAAGATGAGGACGGTAATGCTACAGCTGAACTAACAGAAAACGAAATGAATCAAATATTGAATGCTAAAACACAATATCAAAATGACAGTTTTAATTATCAAGCCAATCAATTTTTTCTTCCTAGAAGGACGAATAGTTTAGACAAGTACGTTTCAGTTAACTATCTTTGGACACTGGCGGCATTGAGTAATGATGAATATAATTTTCCACACGAAACTTATAAAAAGAAAGGGCCAAGGGTCGAACAAACTGTTATAAAAATGGGAGGCTTTCCTGGAGCAGTAAGCAGTCCAACAGGTCCAATGCCTGCTAGACCAATGACAGAATTAGAATTAAAAAATGGCGGATACAATACGGAATATTTTATAGACAACGTTGAGATCAACAGCATAGTGGCTCCTAATCCAAAATCAAGAATTACCACAGCATTTAATATAGAATTTGAAGTCACAGAACCTTATAGCATGGGACAATTTCTACAGCATTTACAACTTACTGCGATGAAAGCAGGTTACACAAATTATTTGGAATGTCCATATTTGTTACAACTTGATGTAATAGGATACCGAGATTCAGCAACTTTATCTAGAAACTATGGAACTTTTTCAAGCAAAGAAGCAAGTAGACAATTTGCTATGAAAATATATGATATATCTTTTGATGTCTCTGGTAGCGGATCTAGATATCAAGTCTTAGGTATACCATTTAATGAAGAAGCATTGACAGATCAAAATCAAAGCATACCAAGCAACATTTCTATAAGCGGTAGGACTATTCAGGAAATATGTCAAACAGGAGTCAACAGTTTAGCATCAGTGGTTAATACAAACAAATTAGTAACCAGTCTCGAAGCTGAAAGCAAATATGAACCAGATGAAATTATTATTTTATTTCCTAATGAAATAGCAAAAAGCCAAATGGGTAGAGATTTGCCAGACGTTGATAATTCAGCGTTGATGGGCGATCTAAAAGACAGAAGAGATTATGATGTCGACGCGGCATTGGAAAGTGTAGAAAACAGTTACACAAGCATGTATGATTTTCTCGAAGGACAGCGTGGCGGTAGAGGAATGAAACTTGACGCGATCAAAAAGAATTTTCTTGATAATAGATTAGGCTTTAGTGTAAAAAGAAATAATCTCAGTGAAAAAATTAAAACAGATTTTATGACTGCTGATTTTACAAACAAAATAGGTAAGACTGCTATGTTTACTGAAGGAGCCTTACAGGCAGGCACGGCAAATTTTGGTTTGAGTAATTTCGCATACAATGAAAAAGCAAAATTATTACACAGGGGAGCAACAGTAATCGATCCTAATAAAAGAACAATACAATTCAAGGGCGGTACTAAGATACAAAGGATAATTGAAGAGCTTGTATTGATAAGTGACTTTGGAAAAGGATTGCTTAACAAAGGACAATTAGCGGCAGATAAATTTGGAATGGTTGATTGGTTTAGAATCGAAGTTCAAACTTATGTGTTAGACGCCCCGCAGACTGAAGGAAAACTAAACAGATATCCTAAAATTTTTGTTTATAATGTAGTACCTGCTAGGATACACCAATCAGTGTTTATGATGCCTAATGATCCTCCTCCAGGTTATGAATATCTCAAGAAACAAGCAGTAAAAGAATATGATTATATATACACAGGAAAAAATACCGATATTTTAAATTTTGATATTAGTTTCAAACAAGCATTTTTCACGAGCATTGCCAATGATTTTATGAATAGGAATGCTAGTAATCAAACATCAGAAGTAGGTAAAAAATTAACAGTTGTTCCTGTAAGTTCAAAAGACTCGTCTAACATTACTAGCGAAAATACTAAAACAGTGAGAATGGCAAATATAATAAATGACACCCAAGTAGGAGAACAGACTAGGGGAGCAGTACAGGAGTCACCCGCGGTAAGAGTAGCAAGGGCATTCCAAGACGCTTTAATAAACAGTCCGGCGGATTTGATTTCCGCTGACATGACCATACTAGGAGACTTATACTTTTTACATGATAGTGGAGCAGGAAATTACTTTTCATCTGATACACCATACATAAACATCAATGCGGACGGGTCCATGAATCATACTAATGGCCAGGTTGATATAATAATTAATTTTAGAACTCCTTTTGATATTGATACAGGATCACCAACAGCAAAAGGATTATCTGATGTCGAACAATTTAGTGGATTATATCAAGTGATATCAGTAACAAATTCTTTTAGAGGTAATGTGTTTACGAATGAACTAAATCTTGTGCGAAGATTGAATCAATATGCCAAAGAGTCATATGATAATGCTACTAAAATCAAAGAACAAATATTTGCTATTAAGAAAAGACGTCAAGCGGCCATTGATGCCGCTATAGCCGCAGAGGACCCCGAGGCATTGGCTGTAGCTTTAGCAGATCTTAACGGATCAGGTCCACCACCAGAACTAAGAGAACTTGCTGAGTACAAGAAATATTTACAAATGACCAAAGCTGATTTTGCTCAATTTAAAATGCGTCAAGCAGATTATGAAATAAACAAGAAGAAAACTGATTTGAATCAAGCTGGTAGAATTAGAGGCGGTATTTAATGTCTAATGAAGTAAAAAGATCAGCCGGAGCAAATCCTAATAAAAATTTTACTAACGGTCCTTTTGTTGCTAAAGTTGTTAATCATCTTGATCCCAAAAGAATGGGAGCATTAAGAGTAGAATTATTATCATATACCAATGCTGGTGGACAAGAATTATTTCCGCCGGGGCAGTTATTCACAGCTTATTACTGTAGTCCATTTTACGGAGTGAACGACAATGCTTCTAATTCACGTAATAAACAATATGCGGCAACCCAACAAAGTTATGGATTTTGGGCAGTACCGCCAGACCCAGGAACAAAGGTACTGGTAATATTTGTTGAAAATCAACCTAACCAATGTTATTGGATAGGATGCTTACAAGATGAATTTATGAATCATATGGTTCCAGGCAGTACACCAACTTCGCCAGCAGAATTAATCTATCAAGATGATTTGGCGGATGATCTAAAAGGTAGGAGATTACCCACAGGTGAATTTAATAAAAGTTTACCGCATAAAGGAAATGATCCTGATCGTTATCAAA